ATGGGACGAGAAGCAGTATTTGCCAACATACGAAAAAGAATGATAGCAATGATAGTTGGCGGTGTGATACTCACGCTAATGGGTGGATTTATCTCATTTGCGGCGGTAGTAGCCGGTGAATACGGCGTATTGATACTTGGACTTTTTGCGCTTACGCCTGGTGTTATTTTTCTTATATTTGGTACGTCACGTAGGACGCACCCTGAAAAGAGCGGCATATTCAAAGCCAATCCCGATCTTTTACAGCAGGCTGACGAGCTTTACGCCAACATACAATATCAGGACGATTATATTATCGTATCCGACAGGGTGCTTGCCAACAAAAAAGCGCCATTTCAGATGTGCTGGCGAGAGGAAGCCTACGGCATTTACCAGCACACAGCGAGTATGAATTTCATCAGCTACACCAACGAGATAATCGTCTGCACGAAGCACAAGAAGAATGTACTGCGTTTTAACGTATATGCCAAGGGCAAGGACACCGCCATGGGGCTTATGCAATTGCTTTCCCAATGTTGTCCCAACGCAATGGTAGGCTACACTCCTGAAACGCTTGCATATGTTAAGGATATGCAGAGGCGTGCTCAGCAATAGATAATGGACAAGCTCTTTGTGCTTAAATTTGCACAAAGGGCTTGACTTTTTTTGTGATTACTTGTATAATAGTATAGTTGACACAAGGAGATGTACCCAAGTGGCTGAAGGGTCCGCACTCGAAATGCGGTAGTACGGCAAAACCGTAGCGAGAGTTCAAATCTCTCCATCTCCGCCAAACGAACAAAAACCACCGTATTTACGGTGGTTTTCTTTTGTATACACGATTTTTACACGATTGTGTTCAATATCTTCACTGCACGTTCTTCCTCTCGTGGGTAGAGGTGCGAGTAGGTGTTCCATGTCATTGATATGTTGGAATGTCCAAGACGTCTTGCTATCTCCTGAATGTTTATGCCCTCATTGGCGAGCAAAGAAGCGTGGCTGTGACGGAAGTCATGAATACGGATACGTTTGACACCTGCCAAGTCTGCAAACTTCTTATTTGTCTTTTCAAGGGACGTGTCACGGATAGGACGCTCACCGCCGCAGATGTACATATCATCACTGAACTTTGGTACTGCTTTCTTACAGCGTTCGTAATGTTCTGACAGCACTGCTCTTAACGGCTCTGGTATCTGTATCGTCCGTATGCTTGGCTTGTTCTTTGGCGGCGTGATACGATCACCGCCTTTGAGCTTCTGAGCAATGCTCTTGGTGATGGATATGTAGCCGTCTTTTATATCCGTCCATTGCAGAGCGTATATCTCGCCTTTTCGCATACCCATGTAAAATGCTATGTTGAAAAATACATAGTAGTTCCATTCGTACATTGAACCGCCGTCCTCTGCTTCCTGAGCGTAATTCTTAGCTGCCGATATGTATTTCTTGAACTCGTCAGGCGTGTAGAAAAGCATTTCTTTCTTGGCTTCAAGGGGCGCTTTGAAGTTGCCTGCGGTTATAACGGGGTTTTTCGGAATGTATTCCATTTTCACAGCATAGTTCATCATTGCACGAAATTCGCCATAAATGTTCTTTCGAGTGACGATAGCCAATCCCTGTTCTGACAGCTCCTGCTTCCATTTCTGCACCATTGGCACGTTCAGATTATCTATCCTCACGCTTTCAAAGGTGGGCAGGACGTTCTTTTTCAGTATTCTTAGGGACTTGTCCAGTGACGTTTCACGGACCTCTGAACGCTTGGCGGTGATGTACTCCGTGAATAGCTGTCCGATAGTCATTTTTGAAGCTATCTCTTTAGCATTGAGCTTTTGTGTAAGCTGGATTTCAAGCTGCTTAGCCGTCTCTGCACCGAACGCCACACGGTCTATCTGATGAGGCTTTCCGAAACTGTCCGTATAATTGACACGCACACGATATTTTTGCAGACCGTCTTTTCTGATGTTCTTTCCGTTCTTGTCTGTCATTTTGTAGATCGGCATAAATATTCCTCCTATTCTTGACACTTCCTCGAAAGTGTGCTACAATAAAAGGGCAGAATTCGCCCTTTCGTGGTTGAAGTGGGTGTGAATTTTAATCGAGCTGATATTGGTAGTATCCGCTCTGCTCGCCTCTGAGTGTTGGTAGCACTTGGGGGCGTTTTTTTGTTATGATTTTATTCTGTATTTTCTTGGTGTACGAACAATGATAGTTATCATATCATTCTCGTTTTGCACTATATCAATTACTTTCGCTTTGGTTATTTTGGAAATTGCTTTCTTCTTTGCCTTTACATTCTCGATATCATCTGCAAATTTTAATTTAAGGGTAAATGACAGTGTTTTGGTATCTGTATTTATATCTTCTATCCTTGAATAAATTCCACACTTTTCGAGATAAGCAACTAGCATTGTAGATGAGCCGGTCAAATAAGATCTGAATAAATTAAGCTTATCATCAAATGACTTTTCTGTTTTATCAACCATATGTGAAAGCGTATCTCTGTCCAACAGCTTTATATCATTCACCTGTGCAAGCTGTTTGGCAGGCTCGGTAAAATACTGATTTGTCATAACGGCACCCTTGTCACATTGGTAGTATGCAAGTCCGCCGACAACTTCTTGTATAGGGGTGTTGTCAAGTTTGTGATTGTATCGCTTGCATTGTATTGCATATCTGACCTTGTCTTTCTCTGCAATGACATCAACGCCAAAGTCACCGGAGCCTCTTGTCACCTTAACGTGTTTGTAGCCGTTGGCTTTCAGAATATCAGCACAGGCATATTCAAATTGGTGTCCGTCCATTTTATCAAGTTGTTTCAAAGTATACTTTCTGTGAAGCTTGTGGTAAATGGTGCAGACCATGCTTATGAATATGATAACGCCGATCACGGTAGCAACTACCATAAGGTTATGTTTGGCTCGCTCGGATATGTGAGTTCTAATAAGGTCTATGATAAGAGCGATTATGCAGACAAATATCAGATAGCCGAATATAGTGGCAATGCAGCCCGGCTCTGATTTGCGTTTCTTTTTACCCATATACGTTTCTCCTAATTGATATTTGAAGTATCAGCAGGGGATTTTATTTTAACACTCTGCCCTGAGCGTCAGTGAAGTTTCCCTGAAACAAATTTATCATATCAACTATTGCTCCAATAAAGAAACCTCCGAAAGTAAAGAAGTACAGCAAACCTGTGCCAGCTTTGCCTACATAAAATCTGTTCAAACCGCCCAAGCCTAAAAAGGTCAGCAGGCAAAGTATTTCAGCTGTGCTTTTGCTCTTAGGGCTTATCTGCTCAACAGGAGCTTGCGGTGCGACCTGCTGGACGTTTGTAACGTATGTGATGTGCTGAACGATATTGCTGTTATGCTCAACGTGGTTATCAATTTTCTGTGGCTGCGGAAGTTCGTGACCACAATATTCACATACTGCTACGCCTGGTGCGTTTTCGCCTTTACAATTTGGACAAGTCATATTTTTTCCTCCCTATAAATCGACATTTGTAAACAATTTATGAAATCATTTACATTGTCTTAAATTGGTGATATAATGTATTTGTAATCATGCAGGAGAAAACTCTGTGTGCTATCCCTGTCAGTATTTGCGGTGCTGACAGGGACTTTTTATATCACCCTGTTATAATATCCATACAATTCACAGACCTTGACCATAAAATCTTCGGTCACACCGAAAAACTCGGCAAGTTCCCATATTTCAAGGATACCATTTTCAAATGCTTCTATCAGCTCGTCCTCTGTGACGAGCTTTTTTATTGCCCATTTATCTGCACGAAACTCCATTCGAGAACGAAGCTCCAGCGTTCTTTCATTATAAAATGCACCTGTTTCACAATGTCCCAGCTCGTGAGCCATTATGACAGTTTCTTCTGCTCTCGTGGTGATCTTCTTAGAGTCTACCACAATCGCACATTGTCCCCTATCACTAATGGATATGGACTTCTGCTCATTTCTTAGCTTTCCGTCAATAACTATAATGTCTCTGCCCTCCGCAAAATTGCGCAGTTCAGCACTATCCATATGTACCGCCTCTATTCTTTATTTTTCTTATCCTCTCTCATCTGCCGTGCTATCTGAGCGTAATGCTTTACGTCTGCAAGCACATCATCATCAACGTCTGCCGTCCCCCAGAGAGCGAACTTGATGTTATCGTCCATATCCGAACTCTGTGACTCGGTCTTATTGCCTGTCATGAGATAGTCTGTTGAAACGTCAAAAAGTTTCGCTATCTTTGAAATCGCCTCAGAGGAAAGAGTTTTACTTCTACCTTGTTTCAAATCTGTGATAGATCCTCTACTTACCATTGCTTCTTTACACATTGCCGTTATTGAAATTTTATGTTCCTTGCACAGATTTTCAATTCTTATGTACAATTCTGACATAGTTACACCTCGATTTTTGTGCAACCGTACAATCTTACGACATTCCGTAATAAAGATTAATTTAACTATTGACATTTACGGAGAAACGTAATATAATACAAACATAGACAGTACGGAAGAACGTAATAATTTATCTCACAAATACATTGTATTACATTTTTCCGTAAAAGTCAATACTATAATCAGTTGTATTTTTAAATATTGTGCAAAGGTGGTGTTAATTATTAGTGAACGTAAAAGACCACTGACAGAGTACGGCGTGGAAGTCAAGGTACGTCTTGTTAAGCTCAACAAGACACAGAAGTGGCTCATTGAGGAAGTCAAGAAGCTTCTTCCTGAAACTTATCTCGATACATCAAACCTGTATAAGATAATGACAGGCGAGATAAAGTCTACCAAGATAGAAACGGCTATCAATGAAGTCCTTGACATTAATTATACTCAGAACGCTGAAAATGTCAACAGCTAACAGTCCGATTGAACGGACAGAAAATGAGGAGGTACAAAAAGAATGAAACTGTACAAGGTAACAACGGCAGACCGGTATAATCGCAACTGGGTCTATACAGTATCCGCCGATAGCGAACGTGAGGCTTTATGGAAAGTAAAAGCGAACGCTATTAGTTCGGGTGAAACCGTCTCGATTATCGAGGAGGTGAGATAAATGAGGTCACCTGACATTGAAATGGCAGTGCGGCTGTACTATGAAAAGCCCGAAATAACCAATGCGGATATCAAGGAGCTGTTCAGCACAGGTGAAACGCAGACTATCAAGATCAAGAAAGCTGTTAAGGAAGAAATGGAAAAGCGTGGTGTGAAGTCATGGCTGCCACACTCGGTTAATACCGAGATAGCCTACGAGGTGTGGGGCATTGATATCGACAACTTCGAGAAAAGGCTTAAAAAACTCCGCACACTTTACGGAAAGGACGTGAGAAAATGATAGCCGTACTAGAGATAATCAGATGTGCCGCAGCGGTAGCGCTCTTGGTGGTGCTTACAATGTATGTAGCATACAGGTGGTATGTAAGCGTAAAAGAAACTGCCTACGAGGAAGCAGAGGAGAGCATAAAGCGTGCGGTGAGAGAAGCAGGCAGACCCGTGGTCAAGGTCGAAGTTGAAATGAAAGGAAAGTGGTAAAATGTTGTTCATAGTGGGTATCATAGCGGCGGCTATAGTGGTGCTGTCGGCACTGTATGGCGTCGTAGCGTTGATGATAGAATACAGACACTGGGAAAAGGAATTTGAGGAGGACGAAGACGATGATAGTGATGAGAGAGGTTTTTAAGAGGGACAAGCCCCTTGACAAAGGCAGTGGAGCGGTCAATATCTGCGTGTTCCATTCAAATGTCAAGCCTGACGAATGCGGTGTGCTGACAGTAACGCCAACGAAGGACTACTGCCGCAGATGTGCATTTTACAAGACCCGTGAGGATTTCGACAGAGGGCTTGGCGATGCCACAAGGTCGCTGAGGGATAAGGGGCTTGAACCTGTGAAGAAGATGGACTATGACGGCAAGCAGTATATGAGCGTACAGCCGATAAGGGAGGATAAAGATGAATAAGGAATTTACAAACGAAGATATCATAAATGCGGCGAAACATTGTGCGACAAATGCTGACTGCGATAACTGCCCATTTTTCGCAACTTTGGAAATTGAGGGTTGCATTGAAACTTTCACACGATACATAGTGAACAACACAAAAAACGAGCCTGCACTGTCTGCCAACAGCACAAGCTCAGAGGTGGTATCAAAAGATACCGATTCAACACACCTTAACAATAGCACATTGCTTGACATTTGTCAAGAAGGAATAGAGGAAATGGCGAAAATAGCCCTCGATGATTACCCAAACGAATTCCTGACAGGATATGTTGAGGCTTTCAAGCACAACATCGAGAGGCTGAGAGGCGGTGACGGCAAATGAAAGGTTTGCCAACACGATGTATAGACCCTGTAATGAAGTGTTGTCAGGATTGCGCTTGGGGATATCGTAAATATGGCGATGACGTGGAATGCTCTGCCGACCTAGCAGGCTGTTGCTTTGAAAGTGGTTGTACACTCGGTTTTGACAAAGGCAGACCTGAGGACGAGCCGACAGATGAAGAACTGCAAAAGTTTGATGAATGTATGGAAAACCAGTGGAAGGAGAATGAAAAATGTCAGTAAAAATAAACTCGCTTGAATTTGAGAACGTAAAGAAAATAAAAGCCGTACAGCTTGAGCCTGCAAAGAATGGACTTACTGTTATCGGCGGTAAGAACAGGCAGGGCAAGACCTCTGTCCTTGACGCTATTGCTTGGGCGCTTGGCGGTGACAAGTATAAGCCGTCCTCTCCTCAGCGTGAGGGGTCTGTTGTCGAACCGCATTTGAAGATCACCCTCGATAATGGTATCGTGGTGGAGCGTTCGGGCAAGAACAGCTCCCTCAAAGTCACCGACAGCACAGGCAAAAAAGGCGGTCAACAGCTTTTGAACAGCTTCGTTGAGCAGTTCGCACTTGACCTGCCTAAGTTCATAAATCAGTCAAGCAAGGAAAAAGCTTCAACTCTGCTGAAAATAATAGGAGTGGGTGATACGCTCTATCAGTTGGAACATAAGGAACATTCCCTCTATGACCAGCGTACTGCTATTGGCAGAATAGCTGACCAGAAGTCTAAGTTTGCAAAGGAAATGCCTGTGTACGCAAACGTTCCTTCCGAGCCTGTTTCGGCTTCGGAGCTTATCAGACAGCAGCAGGATATACTTGCTCGCAACGGTGAAAATCAGCGTAAGCGTGATCAGAAAGAATACTACGAAAAGCAGTTGGAACTTGCTAAGTCTGCCTATGAGCGTGCAAAAGCAAGCTATGAAGCGGCAGCGAACAACTTCAAGCTTGCAAGCCTTGACGTTCAAGACCTTGTGGACGAAAGCACAGCGGAGCTTGAAAAGAACATCTCAGATATCGAGGAGCTGAACAAGAAGATAAGAGCAAACCTCGACAGGGAGAAAGCTGAAATAGACGCTGAGGACTACCGCTCACAGTATACATATCTCACTGAGCAAATAGAGGGCGTAAGACAGGCTAAAACTAACCTGCTCAAAAATGCCGACCTGCCTCTTGAGGGGCTTTCAGTTGAGGACGGAGAGCTGCTGTATAACGGGCATAAGTGGGACAGTATAAGCGGAGCAGAACAGCTTATCGTCGCTACCTCTATCGTGAGAAAGCTCAACCCTGACTGCGGTTTTGTCCTGCTGGACAAGCTTGAACAAATGGATACCGACACCCTTGAAGACTTCGGCAAGTGGCTTGAAGCACAGGGCTTGCAGGCGATAGCCACAAGAGTTTCCACAGGTGACGAGTGCAGTATCATTATTGAGGACGGCAGGTCAATGGACAATGATAAGGAAGAAAACACAGAAACGAAAACTTGGAAAGCAGGTGCATTTTAATGTATGAGATAACATCAGGAGTTGTAAGCTCCGCACAGAAAGTCGTGATATATGGTCCTGAGGGCATAGGCAAATCCACCTTTGCGGCTCAGTTCCCTGACCCTGTATTTATTGATACTGAGGGCAGTACAAAGAAGCTGAACATCAGACGTTTCCCTAAGCCAACAAGCTGGGAAATGCTCAAAAACGAGGTAAAGGAAGCTATGAACGGCAGGCTCTGCAAGACCCTTGCCATTGATACATTTGATTGGGCTGAACAGCTTTGCATTGAAACGATCTGCTCGGCACATCAGAAGAAAGGCATTGAAGATTTCGGCTACGGCAACGGCTATGTTTACGAGAAAGAGGAAATAGGCAAGTTCCTTAATCTCTTGCAGGAGGTAGTTGACAGCGGTATCAACGTTGTGCTTACGGCTCACGCTCAGATGAGAAAGTTTGAACAGCCTGACGAGCTGGGTGCTTATGACCGTTGGGAACTGAAACTCGGCAAGAAAACTTCTTCTCAGATATCGCCTCTTGTGAAAGAATGGGCAGATATGGTGCTGTTTGCAAACTACAAAACATATGCAGTAGCTGTGGATAAGGACGGCAAGAAGTTCAAGGCTCAGGGCGGTGACCGTGTTATGTACACCACACATCACCCTTGCTGGGACGCTAAAAATCGTGACGGACTTCCGTCTGAAATGCCTTTTGAGTATAGTGGCATAGCTCACCTGTTTGCGTATACACAGCCTGTTGAAATGCCTAAGCCTGTTCCTGCACCGACAGTTCAGACAGCACAGCCTACACAGACCGCACAGACTGCCACACAAAAATCGGACGAGCCTCTTACAGATCTCAGCGGCTTTGAGGACGTTGCACCACCACCTATCGTTATCCCTGAGGGCATACCGAAAGCACTTGCAGACCTTATGAGAGCCAACAACGTAAGCGAATCGGATATACGTCTTGTGGTATCTCAGAGAAACTATTTCCCTTATGATACCCCTATCACAAACTATCCTGACGACTTCGTGCAAGGCTGTCTGATAGGCGCTTGGGAGCAAATGCTGCCACTTATTAGAGAAAATCAGAAAGTACCATTTTAAAAGGAGGACAACACCATGGATAATTTTATGGAATACGGCTGGGAAGATGAGATAGTCAACGAGGGTGGGGACTTTGTCCTGCTCCCTGAGGGGGACTATGACTTCACCGTTGCAAAGTACGAACGTGCAAGACACGAGGGGTCGGCAAAAGTGCCGCCCTGCAATATGGCAAAGGTCACATTCACCATTTGGGGTGCAGAGGACAGCGTGGAGATAACAGAGAATTTCTTCCTTTGTAACAAGTTTGAGTGGAAACTCTCAGCACTTTTCTTGGCTCTCGGTCTGAAAAAACACGGTGAGCCGCTGAAAATGAACTGGAACGCTATCACAGGCAAAAAGGGCAAGTGTCACGTCTACGTTGACAACTACAAGAACAAGGACGGTGAGGACAGGCAGTCCAACAAGATTAAAAAGCTCTATGCCTATGACGAGAATGTGACTACCGTTCAGCCTGCTCAGACGCAGACACCGCAGTATAGTCAGCCTGCTCAGACAGGCGGCTGGAAAGCCGGTGCGTTCTGATGATGAATTTAAGACCATATCAAAACGAGGCTAAGCTTGCTATACTCGAACAGTGGTCTGAGGGAATAAACAAAGTCCTTGCAGTTCTGCCGACAGGAACGGGAAAGACAATACTTTTCTCGGCTGTTACGGAAGAATGTGTGCGGCAGGGTAAGCGTGTGCTTATCCTTGCCCACAGGGGCGAGCTGCTCGACCAGGCGGCGGACAAGCTTATGAAGTCAACAGGGCTTGGCTGTGCCACCGAGAAAGCAGAGCAAAGCTGTTTAGGCTCTTGGTATCGTGTAGTAGTAGGCTCAGTTCAGACCCTTATGCGTGAGAAAAGGCTCAAAGGCTTTTCGGAAAATTACTTCGATACCATTATCATTGACGAGGCTCATCACGCTATCTCAGACGGCTATCAGAGAGTGCTTGACCATTTTCCAAAGGCTCAGGTGCTTGGGGTAACGGCTACACCCGACAGGGGCGATATGAAGAACTTAGGCTCGGTGTTCGACAGCCTTGCATATGAATACACCCTGCCGCAGGCTATCAAAGAGGGCTATCTTTCACCTATCAAGGCTATCACCATACCGTTGAAACTTGACCTTTCAGGAGTTTCAACTCAGGCAGGAGATTTCAAGGCAAGTGATATCGACACGGCACTTGACCCTTATCTTTATCAGATAGCTGACGAAATGCTCAAATACTGTAAGAAACGCAAGACAGTTGTGTTCCTGCCGCTTGTCAAGACCTCTCAGAAGTTCCGTGATATCCTTATCAGCAAAGGGTTCAACGCCGCTGAGGTCAATGGAGAAAGCACAGACAGAGCGGAGATACTTGAAGCTTTCGACAAGGGAGAATACAACGTGCTGTGCAACTCAATGCTCCTCACAGAGGGCTGGGACTGTCCGTCAGTTGACTGCGTTATCGTGCTAAGACCAACAAAAGTGCGTGGACTTTACTGTCAAATGGTAGGCAGAGGCACAAGGCTCTGCGAGGGAAAGACAGAGCTTTTACTGCTTGATTTCCTATGGCACACAGAACGCCACGAGCTTTGCAGACCTGCACACCTTATCTGTCAGAATGAAGAGGTCGCTGAGAAAATGACCGAAAATCTTGCCAATGAGGCAGGCTGTGCAGTGGATATCGAAGAGGCAGAAAAACAGGCAAGTGAGGACGTTGTGGCACAGCGTGAAGAGTCTTTGGCAAAGCAGCTCAAAGAAATGAAAACACGCAAGCGAAAGCTCGTTGACCCTTTGCAGTATGAAATGTCAATACAGGCTGAGGACTTGTCCTCTTACGTTCCTGCTTTTGGCTGGGAGTGTGCTCCTGCTACCGACAAGCAGAAAGCAAAGCTTGAAAAGCTGGGCATTTTCCCTGACGATATAGACAACGCAGGCAAGGCAAAGCTTATCCTTGACCGACTTGAAAAGCGCCGCAATGCAGGACTTACCACTCCAAAGCAAATACGGCTGCTTGAAAGCAAGGGCTTTGAGCACGTTGGCTCTTGGAGCTTTGACAGTGCAAGCAAAATGATAGCCCGTATCTCTGCTAACGGCTGGAGAGTGCCGAGAGATATCGACCCGAAAACATACACACCTGAGAACTAAGGAGAAGTGAATGGATAACACAAATTTGCTTAAAATGCTTGAATACATAGACCCTGCAAGCTGTGATTATCAAGAATGGGTCAATGTGGGAATGGCTCTCAAGCACGAGGGCTATTCCGTGAACGATTGGGACAGTTGGTCAAGGTCAGACAGCCGTTATCACAGCGGTGAGTGCCAACACAAGTGGCAAGGCTTTAACGGCAATGCTCAGCCCGTGACCGCAGGAACTATCGTGCAAATGGCAAAGGAAAGAGGATACAGCCCCCATGAGTTTCAGGCATACGATTGGGACGGCGAGATAATTGCAGAAGAAAGCAGTCCCCTTGTAAACGGCGGTGAGGGCATACCGATCACCGAGCCTGCTCAATGGGATCCTGTCAAGGAGATAGTCACATATCTTGAAACACTCTTTGAAGCAGGAGAGAACGTGGGCTATGTTACGCAAACGTGGGAAACAGAAAAGGACGGCAAGACCAGGTATCTGCCCACAAAGGGCTGCTGTGACAGGACGGCAGGGGAGCTTATCAAGAGGCTTGGCGAATGTAACGGCGACATTGGTGCGGTGTTTGGCGACTACAAGGAAGAAGCCGGAGCGTGGATCCGCTTCAATCCTCTTGACGGCAAGGGCGTAAAGAACGAGAATGTAACAGACTACCGCTATGCTCTTGTTGAAAGCGACAGTATGCCTATAGAACAGCAGAACGCTGTGATGAGAGAACTTGAACTTCCTATCGCTGTGCTTGTATACAGCGGTGGAAAGAGCGTTCACGCTATCGTCAAGATAGACGCTCCAAACTATGATGAATACCGCAGGCGTGTTGATTTTCTTTACAAGGTCTGCAAGGAAAGCGGTCTTGACATAGATAAACAAAACCGCAATCCCTCACGTCTTAGCCGTATGCCAGGCGTTATGAGGAACGGCAAGAAACAGTTCATCATTGACAAGAACATAGGAAAGGAGAGTTTTTCGGAATGGAAAGATTACATAGAGAGTATCAATGATGATCTCCCCGACCCTGAGAGCCTGAGTGCTGAGTGGGACAACCTGCCTGAGCTTGCACCGCCACTTATTGACGGCGTTCTCAGACAGGGTCACAAAATGCTCATTGCAGGTCCGTCAAAGGCAGGCAAGTCTTATGCTCTTATCGAGATGTGCGTGGCGATAGCTGAGGGTGTCAAGTGGTTTGGCTGGCAATGCACCAAAGGAAAGATACTATACGTCAACCTAGAGCTTGACAGAGCATCTTGTCTGCACCGCTTCAAGGACGTGTACACCGCAATGCACCTAGAGCCTGAAAACCTCAACAGCATAGACATATGGAACCTGCGAGGTCACAGCGTACCAATGGACAAGCTTGCACCAAAGCTTATACGCCGAGCAAGCAAGAAGAATTACATTGCCGTGATAATCGACCCTATCTACAAGGTCATAACAGGCGACGAGAACTCAGCAGACCAAATGGCACACTTCTGCAACCAGTTTGACAAGGTATGCACAGAGCTTGGCTGTGCGGTCATATACTGCCACCACCACTCAAAGGGAGCGCAGGGCGGAAAGCGTTCAATGGACAGAGCCAGCGGTTCAGGAGTATTCGCCCGTGACCCTGACGCACTTCTTGACCTTTCAGAGCTTGACATTTCAGACAGCCTTTACAAGCAGCAGGAGGACGAAACTGTTTGCCGTATCTGTGAGGACTGGATGAGGAGATTTTACAGAAATACTGATGACCTTTGTTCACAGGACGATCTTGTTACGCCGTCAAAAATGCTTGAGATAACGCACAAGTACCTGCACCCGAACTCATACAAGCTTATGATGGCCGAAATAGACAAGGCTAAGCTTGCGGTAAGAAACCGCACGGCATGGCGTATAGAGGGTACTCTGAGAGAGTTCCCGAAGTTTGCTCCCCTCAATATGTGGTTTGATTATCCTGTTCACAGAGAGGATACTGTGGGCGTGCTTAAAGACTGCGAGGTAGAGGACATCACGCCGAATTGGAAGAAGAATTTCAGCAAGAAGAAGACCAATGAAGACCGCAGCAAGGAACGCAAGGAGAGCATTGAAACAGCTTTCAGCGGTGTGCAGGAGAACGGCAAGTGCCGCATTTCTGAGCTGGCGGAGTACATAGGAAAGAGCGAAAAGACCGTTGGAAGATACCTCAAAGAGCATGGTGGCTTTTGGATAGAAGAGGGAGAATGTGGCTTAAAAGCTCAGTAGACAGACAGGACAAAATCGAATTTTTGAACTTTAGACAGACAGGAAAAAATCGAAAAAATGTCAGGACAAAATCGAGCTTTTTTGCTTGTCGGACAATATCGAAAATTACCGAGTTTGTCGGACGGACAGACAAATCTATTATTATAAACAATACTTTTTGTCGGGGGCTTGAAACTGCCCCGACGAAAAAGTAATCAGAATAATGACGCACGAGAGGAGCACACGCAGATGAAAGCAACAAGAAGTAAGGCAAGGCAAGACGTTGTTAATGCAGCTAAGAAAATGCCACCGCTTTTTCATAAGCTGCCTAATGAAGATTTCGACTATCGAAAATCACGCACGCTTTGGTGGCTCGTGAAACAGCCGCAGGTACTCAAATACATTTGGGATATGGTCAAACAGTCGGGAGCATTGGTGTATGATGACAAGTCACACAAGTGGCACGGAGTAGATTTCAAATGCGAGGAGAAAGATGATGACTGAATTTTTTATGGCGATGATACCGCCGACGGCTACAGCACAGGAACACAAGGTGGCGGTAAGAAACGGCAAGCCAATATTTTATGACCCACCCGATGTCAAGGCGGCAAAAGAAAAGCTCACGGCAAACCTAGCAAGGCACAGACCGCCTGAGAAATACATCTGTGGGATAAGGCTGATAACAAAGTGGTTATTTCCAAATGACGGCAAACACAAGGACGGAGAGTACAAGATCAGCAAGCCTGACACAGACAACCTGCAGAAGATGTTCAAGGACTGTATGACAAAGCTTGACTTCTGGACAGACGACCAGCTTGTGGCAAGTGAGATATGCGAGAAGTTCTGGGCGGACATACCTGGCATTTATGTGAGGATAGAGGAGCTATGACGATACATGAAGTAAAGAAGAGTCTCGGACGCAGGGTGAGCTACAACGGCTCTGACTGCTACGAGCTGACAGGGTGCATTATCCGCAAGAGCAGTAAGACAGGTCAGTTCTTTTATCAGGCGGAGATCGCTGACAAGACTTGCGGCAATACGTTGGTGTATTGTAGGCTGGAAGAGTTGAGGTGTGAGGAGGCAAAAGAATGAAAACACATAATCTGAAACTTAGCATAGAATTCTGTGACGCCGTTCTGAGCGGTGAGAAAACCTTCGAGGTCAGAAAGAATGACAGGGGTTTTCAGACGGGAGATCTGATAAGATTTATACCGACTGACGGAAAGTCTTATCATAGCTTGAATGGTACAGTAATAGAACACGCAAAACATGAGATATCAGGACATACATACAAGATAACATATATCCTCAACGGCTGGGGAATAAAGAACGGGTATGTTGTGTTGGGAATAAGAGAGGAGAGATCCTATGGAAAGAAACGACCCAATGACCATGTCACGCCTGAAAGCCTACCGCAGGAACGCCTCAGCCATTGAGGACATTAAGGCAGAGCTTTCAGGCAAGTACGTTGCCGACAGTATCAGCGTATGCACGCCACCGTCCTACACGCCCCACAGCACACGCATAGACGGCTTTCTGCCAAGCGGCGATACACTTTCGCTGCTGTGTGAGCAGGCACGTTTGGAGCGTGAACAGAGGGCTGTGGAGGAGTTTATCAAGGGGATAGAGGATAGACAGATGAGGAAGATATTTGTACTCAGGTTTGTAAAAGGATTGACTTGGATACAGATAGGACACAAGGTCGGAGGTACAGCGGACGGCTGTAGAATGGCAGTCAAAAGATTTTTGCAAAATGCTTAAACTTGTTCGCTCTGTTCGTTTTACCTATGTTATAATTTAAACTGAGGAAAGTGTAGATGTACCTCAGACTTGTACTTCCATTGAAGTCACCTCCAATTTTCTAAGCCCCGTAAGGGGCTATGCAGGTTGAGAGCGTGCCAGCTCAACATCTGCTCCACCATTTACAAAACTCCTTATAATATTTTCACAAGGGCGGCTGCATTTTGCGGTCGCTTTTGCGTTGTGTCGCAAAAAGTTCATAAATGTCGAAAACTTGAAATATTGCATAAAATAAGCAAAATGATTTTGTGCAGTAGGGAGAACTTTTGTTTATAACCTTGATATTTTATACTTTATATGCTAATATATAGAAAATGAACAAAAGGAGGTTCTAAAATGGAACTTAGCAGAAAAGACAGAATAATACTTTTTAATCAGTATGAGATACTTAAACGCCTTGACACTGATAGCGCTGAACAATATGAGATATATCAAGATATTCTCGCACAGGGGTTTGAATATGAATATGACGATATAGGTCCGTCGTTGTTTGAAGTGCCACAGTCAGTTTCCGAAAAAGTGTATGAAATTTTAGGTATGTTTAGACGTATGGTCTTCTCTTTTGACAATCTTGAAGATGTGACAGGCCTAGATCGTGAAGACTATATGTTCAGAGGCTTTGACGGAAATGAAGAAACAGAACATTATGTTTACGCTAAATGGCTTGTGAAAAATAATCACAAGTTTGAGGAATTTGAAAATTGTGAGTTTAATAGCCATTGGAACATATTGCCTAGGTATGAAGAAATGCTTGAAAGATTTTATGAAGTTACAAAGGATAAAGAAAAAGGTATTTATTCAACGAACTTATCTGCTGATGAATTAAATTATATCATTGACAAAAAATAATCTTACGAACTGCTACAACAATGTGGCAGTTCTTTTTATATCCCAAAACAACAAAAAAAACCGAGGTGAGGTGAATGCCGAATGAACAGAATTTAATAGTTCCAAGCTCGAGTGAAGCTCGAAAAAACGGTTCCAAAGGCGGTAAAAAATCAGGCGAAGTCCGCAGGCGTAAAAAGACTATGAAGCAGGTAATGGACTTTCTGCTTGAACAGCCTGCCAATACCAGAGCGGACTATGAGTTCCTCGTTGAGCAGGGCATTGACCTTAACAGCCTTGACCCTGACTTCATAAATAATATGCTGCTTGTGAATGCGGCTCTTATGGCAAGGGCTAAGCAAGGGGACGTTGCGGCGGTGAAAGAGCTGCGTGACATTATCCGTGATGACGATATGCTAAAACATAAGATAAAATACGATAACGCAAGGCTCAGGCTTGAAAAACAAAAGCTTGAGCCTGTTTCTATGCCTGATAAGGCGTACAGCGGTATCCCTGCGAGCCTTGTCGCTCCTGCGTTCTCGCCTGTCCTGTTCGATATTGCAGAGCAGGAACATTCCGAGTATGTTTTCCCTGGCGGACGTGGCTCGACTAAATCTTCATTCTGCGGTCTGAACGTTATCGACCTGCTTATGAAGAACGAGAATATGCACGCCTGTATTCTTCGTGCTGTGGCGAATACACTTAAAGACAGCGTTTATTCTCAGATACTTTGGGCAATATCTGCACTTGGTCTTGATGATGAGTTTGCCTGCACAAAGTCGCCCCTTGAGATCACACGCATTTCAACAGGGCAGAAAATATACTTTCGTGGTGCTGATGACCCGCACAAGATAAAGTCTATCAAGCCGCCTTTTGGCTATATCGGCATCGTGTGGTTTGAGGAGCTTGACCAGTTCGGCGGTGAAGAAGCTGTGCGAACGATAGAACAGTCTGTTATAAGAGGTGGCGAGAGAGCATATAAGTTCAAGTCTTTCAACCCTCCGAAGTCGGCTCAGAACTGGGCGAACAAATACATCAAAGTGCCGAGAACGGACAGACTCGTTACCGAAAGCACTTATCTTACTGTGCCGAAAAAGTGGCTTGGCAAGCCTTTTCTTGATGACGCCGAATTTCTCAAAGAAACCAATCCCACTGCCTATGAGAACGAGTATATGGGCGTTGCAAACGGCACAGGCGGTAATGTTTTCGATAACGTCCTCATAAGAGAGATAACCGATGACGAGATAGCACAGTTCGATAACATCTATAACGGCGTCGACTGGGGCTGGTATCCCGACCTTTACGCTTTTGTCAGAGTGCATTATGCCCCTGCTCAGCACACGCTGTTCATATGGCAGGAGTACACCTGCAACAAAACAAAGAATATTGATACCGCAAAGCATTTGCTGGAGCTTGGTATCACGGCAAATGACCTTATCACCTGCGACAGTGCAGAAAACAAGTCTGTTGAGGATTACAGAGCATATGGCTTGCTTGCGAGAGGTGCAGAAAAAGGTCCTAACAGCAGGGAGTATTCATATAAGTGGCTGCAATCTCTGCGAAGTATCGTTATAGATAACAAGCGTTGTCCTGTGGCTTGCGAGGAGTTCATCAACTGCGAGTATGACAGGGATAAAGAGGGCAACGTTATAAGCGGCTATCCCGACGGCAATGACCACGTTATCGACGCCGTTCGGTATGCAATGGAAAGAGTATGGAAAAGGCGGGGTCAGTAAGCTATGGGCATTATTTCAAAAATAAGGGAGTGGATAAGCAGAATGCTTTCAAAGTCAGATATAAAGGGCGTTTACGGCATTGATATCGCCGTGACGGACAGTATGATAAGAGCTATCGACAAGTGGGACAGAATGTATGCAGGTAATGCAGCACCCAAGGGAGTTCACTCTCTGCGGCTTGAACACGCTGTTGTGAGGGAGTTTGCAAACACGGCTATCAATGAAATGGCCCTGAAAGTTTCCAACGATAAGCTTGATGCCATAATGAAAAACGCTCTTGAAAACCTCAACAAAAATCTGCAAAGAGGTCTTGCAACAGGAGCAATGATAATAAAGCCGTTGGGTGCTGATAAGGTGCAGTATGTTCCGCAGTCGCAGTTCATTCCTGTGGAGTATGACGTGAACGGCAGGCTTATAAAGGTCATTTTCCCTGAGATAAAACGCATGGGCGATAATGATTACCGCATAAGGCTTGAATATCACGCTCTGGACTATGAAAAAGGGCTGACTATTACAAACAGGGCTTTCCGCTCCAATGACGGCGTGTCCCTCGGCGCTGAGATACCTCTCACGGCTGTCTTAGAGTGGGCAGAGCTTATCCCTAAGATAGCCTATCCCCTTATGCTGCGACCCTCTTTCGGCTATTATGTCAACCCTATCGACAATACAGTTGACGGTTCACATTCAGGCGTATCAGTGTTCGCAGGGGCGGAAGAAGTCATAAGAAAAGCTGATATCCAATTTGGCAGGCTCGATTGGGAGTTTGAATCAGGAGAGCGTGCCATAGACGTTGACGAGGCTGTGTTAAGACCTGTGACAGACCCGTTCACAGGTAAGAAGCGTGCAGAAATGCCAAAGCTCAATGATAGGCTTTTCAGGGGCGTAAACGTGTCAGCTGGCACGAGCGGTGACTTTTATCACGAGTTCTCACCGCAGTTAAGGCAGGCTGATTTTATCGCAGGACTTGAAGAATACAAGCGTGAAATAGAGTTTGCTGTGGGGCTGTCCTATGGGGATATCTCAAACCCTCAGACAGTTGATAAGACGGCAACGGAGATAAAGTCCTCAAAGCAGAGAAAGTTCGATACTGTCACGGCAATACAGAACAACCTCCGTGTCTGCCTTGAAGACCTCTGCTATTCGCTGGCGTTCTATAATGGGCTTACTCAAAGCGGTTATGAGCTGTCAGTGAACTTCGAGGACAGTATCCTTGCTGATGATGAAACAAAGCGTGCAAGCGACCGTCAGGACGTTTCTATGGGCATAATGCCACTGTGGGAATACCGAATGAAATGGTATGGTGAGGACGAGGAAACAGCTAAGAAAATGACCTCCGACAGCACCGCAGAGGTGATAGAATAATGCTCAAAGCAAGCGAGATAGAGCGAGTTTCAATGGTGCTTGACAACCCCCTGCGTGACCTTGAAATGCAGATAATGGAGGATATCGTCCGAAGGATAAAGATAAACGGTGAGATAACACGTTCGGCAGATTGGCAGATATACAGGCTTCACGAGCTTGGAATGAGCAAGCGTGAGATAAAGAAAGCCATAGCCGATAACCTTGACCTCTCCAAAGCTGAGATAAAAGAGCTGTACAATGAAATCCTGCAAAAAGGCTATGAATGGGACGATAGTATATACAAGACCAAAGGCAAGGCACGGATACCTCTTGAAGAAAATGAGGGCCTGCAAAGGCTGCTGTCGGCTGTATCGGAGCAGACTTCGGGGGAGCTTAAAAACATATCTCAGTCACTCGGATTTGCAGTAAAACAGCCTGACGGCAAACTTAAATTCACGCAGACGGCTGACTTCTATCAGCAGAGCCTTGACAACGCCATAATGGGCATAGCAAGCGGAGCGTTCGATTATAACACGGTCATAAAGAAAGTCATTTCGGATATGACGAACTCAGGTCTGCGTACTGTGGACTATGCCACAGGCTGGAGCAACAGGGCAGACGTAGCCGCAAGGCGTTCGGTAATGACAGGGCTTTCACAGCTAACCGCAAAGATGAACGAGGACAACGCCAAAGAGCTTGGCACGGACTATTTTGAAGTCACTTGGCACAGCGGAGCAAGACCCTCTCATCAAGAATGGCAGGGCAAGGTCTACAGCAAAAAAGAACTTGAAACTATCTGCGGTCTTGGTACTGTGACAGGTCTGTGCGGAGCGAATTGCTATCACGATTATTACCCCTTTATCCCCGGCATATCTGAGCGTTCCTATACAGATGAGGAGCTTGCACAGATGAATGCAGAGGAGAACAAGCCTGTTAAGTACGGTGATAAAGAGTACACAAAGTACGAGGCTTTACAGCGGCAAAGAAAGCTTGAAACTGCAATGAGAGCCCAGCGGCAGAAAATACATCTTCTTGAAGAGGCAGGTGCTGATGAGGAAGATATCATCAACGCACGCTGCCGATATCGTGGCACTTCCCAGGAGTATACAAGGTTTTCAAAATCAATGGGTCTGCCCCAGCAGAGAGAGCGTGTGAACGCCGACGGACTGGGGAATATGGGGGTGGGAAAAACCAAGATAGACTTGACGCAAAAAGATTATAGTGATATAATTGATATGAAAGGTAAGATGTCTGATATAGACGTGCGAAAGTGGTACAGACACCATAACAAAAATATCCCTCAGCTTATCGACAAAAGCAAGTCTATTGAAGAACAGGCAAGACAAGCTTGTGAACTGCGTAACAAATATCGCTTTCAGGCAAGAGAGTTAATGGAAGATCAAAAAGCTCGTAAAACCCTTGACCAGACCGAACCTATCATTTCTTTTGAAGACTTGGTATCAAACAAAATGGTACGAAAAAACATGAGCAGAGAAGAAGCTGTAGCAGACACTTTGAAGACCGCTGTAAAAACACGAAGATCAGTAGATAAAAGGTATGGATTGGATGATCAGCAATGAAAAAATATGAATACAATATTTGCACGGCTGCGGACAAAGAAATTTTTGATAAGCAATGTGCAGCATTGGAAAAGCATATCCCAGGCATTGAACGGTCCGATATGCTGACAGATGTTGACGGCTCACAAACGCAGATATACACATTAAACGGAAAGAAGATAATCGTACACAACAGTTATTATATAGACGCTGTGTACATTGATTCAGAAGTTGAACTTACAGAGTATTTCAAATGATAATTTTACCGCTTGACTAATGTCGGGCGGTATTTTTATACCCAAATAACGGAACTAAGCACCTTAACGGGTGCTTTTTTACACCATTTCGTCCTTGATATGACGTTAAACTGTCAGACTTTCACACCGCAGACAGAGCGGTATATAAGCTATGTAGAAAGGACAAACATATGAAAAACATTTTTGAGATCCTTGCCGCTCTGGGTATCGTTATCCCTGAGGACAAGAAACAGGACATCACAAAACAGGTGGCAGAGAATTATAAGACTGTGGCTGAATTTGAAAAGGTGAAAAGCCGTCTTGAGGTGGAGCGTGACAACTATAAGGACAGCCTTGATACCGCACAGAACTCTCTCAAAGAATTTGAGGGCGTGGACGTCAAGGAGCTTAACGGCAAAGTCGCACAGCTCACCGCTGACCTTGCTAAGAAAGATACCGAGTATCAGGCGAAGATATCTGATATGGAGTTTGACGCTACCCTTGATAACGCTATCTCGGCAAGCAAGGCAAGAAACGTCAAGGCTCTTAAAGCTTTGCTTGATGTGGAAACTCTCAAAGCTTCCAAAAATCAGGCTGAGGATATCAAGACGGCTATCGAGAACGTGAAGAAAGATAACGATTATCTTTTTGAAAGTTCCGAGCCTATCAAGAACCCGGTTGCTCCCACAGGGACGCCTGCCGCAGGTGAAGTGAGCAAGGAAACCTTTGCAAAAATGGGGTATATGCAGAGGTTGGAACTTAAACGAACAGACCCCGAAAAATACGAACAGTTGAAAGGATAGGATATTATGAAAATGACAAATGGCATTAGAATTTCTATGCAGTATTTCGCAGGGCAGACAAAGATCACCGATCTTATCGATCCTGAGGTAATGAGTGATATGATCGACGCAAAGATAGAGTCTAAGATAACTGTATCTCCCTTTGCGAAGATAGACAGAACGCTTGTTGGCGTGCCTGGCGACACTATCACAGTGCCGCAGTACAAGTATATCGGCGATGCAGTTGATGTTGCAGAGGGCGTTGAAGCCGAAACTGTCAAGCTTGAAACAGACTCCACTCAGGCTAAGGTAAAGAAAGCCATGAAAGCGGTGGAGATAACTGATGAAGCGCTTCTCAGCGGCTATGGCAATCCTGCGGGTCAGGCGACTTCACAGCTTGCAATGTCTATCGCTTCTAAGGTGGACGCAGACAGCATGGACGCACTTATGAAAGCTCAGCTCATCTATGACGGCTCGGCTTCTGCTATCTCTTACAGCGGCATTGTTGACGCTGTTGACAAGTTCAATGAGGAGCTGAACACCGAAAAGGCTATGTTTATTAATCCTCATCAGAACTCACAGCTTAGAAAGGACCCGAACTTCATTTCAGCAGATAAGTATGACGGCAATGTGATCATGACAGGCGAGATAGGCAAAATAGCGAACTGCCGTATCGTTCCGTCAAAGAAGGTTTCACTTAACGAGGCTATCCCAGAACAGTATGTGAGAGTTGACAGCGATGCAGAGGGTGCAAAGGAAGTTGTTGCGGACAGCACAGCTTCACCAACTGCTTCACAGATAAAGCTCGGCTCAGTAACGCCTTGTGCAGAGGGTTACGCTCCAAAGGTGGGTGACTATGTTGTAAAGAACGCCGCTGTCAAGGCTGGCACTTTCTACATATGCCCTATCATCAAGCTCAACGCTGATACTGAAACAGAGGACGAAACATCAGCTCTGACTATCTACCTCAAGCGTGACACCAACGTTGAAACAGAGAGAAGAAGCACAAAGCGCTGTACAGATATATCTGCTGACAAGCATTACACTGTGGCTATCTCAGATCAGTCAAAGGTAGTGCTTGCAAGATTCAAGAAGTAAAGAGGTGCGGCAGTATGAAAGCATATGCAAACGAGAGCTATTATATAGGCGTTTATCTTTGCGGCAAAGAGCCTGACATATCTGCCGCTTTTGACTTCTATGCAATGCAAGCAACAAGCCTTATGAAGCTATATACTCTTGACAACGTTGACGAGAACCATATCCCCGAAGAAGTGAAAATGTGCTGCTGTGAGCTTGCGGAGAATATTTTCAAGGCAGAGCAGGAGGGCGGCACTCAGGGGGTATCTTCCGAAAGCGTTGGGGGCTGGTCAAAGTCATATGAAAGCTCAGATATCCGCAGGCAGAACGCTGACAGAGCCGTTCACGATATCGTGTATAAATGGCTCAGCGGAACAGGGCTGCTTTACAGAGGGGTGAGATAAATGCTTGCAAACAGCGATTGCACAGTGTATCTTTTCGATAAGCAGACAGAGGGCTTTGTGCGGAAGTATGCAGAGAAAGTTTACTGGTGCGAGAATAAGTCGGGAAGTATCGTGAAAAGCGGTATGCAGACCTCAGACAGCACAAGGGTGTATTTCTATGACGATAATGTGCCGAAAACACCTGCAAAGGATATGCTTGTGAAAGGAAAGTGCGAGTTTGAGTTCGATAATCAAACGCCGCAGAGCATATCTGAGAGCATGAAAATGTTCCGTGCGAAGTATGACTTTGTTACGGTAATGAGCATTGATGATTATATGTTCGGTGGTCTGCCACATATGGAGGTGAGCGTGAAATGAAGATAGGTCAGCCTATGGACAGCAGGGCTATCACTTGGGATAAGTCCTTTGCAGGCAAGTATTCAGAACGCTTTGATAAGGCTCAAAAGTTCATTGACGCCGAGTGCATAAGGCATATGGTGAAGTATACACCTACCCTCAGCACTAATCTGAGAAAGTCCGCCACAAGAGGCACAAAAATAGGCAGCGGCAAGATACAGTATCTTGCACCTTACGCACGCTATCAGTATTACGGCAAGCTTATGGTATCCTCTGTCACAGGCTCGGCATACGCCCGACAGGGAGAAAAGAAAGTGCTGACGGACAAAGACCTTGTTTACAACACTTCTTTCAAAGAGCCACTTGCCGGCAAGCTTTGGTTTGAGCGAATGAAAGCCGACAAGAAACAGCAAATACTCAGAGGAGCGGCGGCGATAATGGGAGGCAAAGCGAAATGAACATAATCGAGCTTGTGAAAGATATTTTGCAGCAGTTTCCGAAAATATCGGAGGTTTGCAACGATATCCATATCGACTTTACCGACGATACGCCAACAAATTATGGCTTGTCCTCAACAGGCGACAGCCTTATAAGCTCTGATATTCTGGGCGGTCAGACAAGACAGCATAACTTCATTCTCTATGCTGTGTATCAGTCTATGAACGACTTTGACAGAATGTCAAACAGCGGTGTGCTGCTTGAATTGCAGATGTGGCTTGAAAGCTATGCAGACAAGCACCGAGATACCACGTTCTCCACCATAACAGAGGACGAGGAAAGAACAGGCGTTCTTGAAAAGCTTACCTGTGCAAACGGAATGATATACGCAATACCAAACGAAAACACAAACGATACTGTGCAGTATCAATTGCAGATAGCGGCACAGTATCAGATATAAAAGGAGGAAAACATATGCCTGATTATTCATACAAGAGCGGAAAGCTCAACAGAAGCCATCTTCTGCATTATCTTGACACTACATTCGCAGCGGTCGCTTCATCACCAAGCTGGTATCTTCTCGGCAAGGACGTTGAGGACGCAAGTGTGGCACTCAATCCTGACACTTCCACAAAGAAGAATATCCTTGATGAAACCACAGTTGAGGACAACGGCTATGAGCCTGAGTTCGACCTTGACACATTCTATGCAAAGCCCGGTGACGCACTTTACGAAAAGCTCAAGGATATCATGATGAATCGTCTTACAGGTGACGCCTGCAAGACAAGCGTGCTTGAAGTCATCGTTGACAAGACCACAGGTGCGTATGACGCATGGATGGAAGATATCATCGTCAAGCCGCAGTCATATGGCGGACCGCAGGGTGGCGTAAATATCCCGTTCAACTGCACCTTTGCAGGAAACAGAGTGAAAGGCTCTGTCACCTTTGCGGCAGGCGTGCCAACGTTTGCAAAGACTACGGAAGAATAAATTATATGACAAACATATGAAAGCACTTCGTTCAGAGCGGAGTGCTTTTTGTTTGCCATAATACAGAAAGGACGATAAAAATGTCAATGCAGTCATTAAATTTTAACAGTGGTAATTACAAAGAGTACGCTATAAACGGCGACGAGAACAGAGTGATAAGGATAAACGTGTCAGACGTTGGTATCATCACAAGGATACAGGACGCTATGAGCAAGGCTGACAATATCGCAGAAGAAGTGTCAGAACGTGAGAAAAAAGAGGATAAAACTCAGCTTCTCAAAGAGTATGACCAGCGTGCAAGAGAAATGGTCAATGACATATTTGGAAGCGATGTGTGTACGGCGGCGCTCGGAAGCGTGAACGTGTTCTCTGTGGCTTCAAACGGCAAGCCTGTGCTTGTGAACTTCCTTGAAGCGCTTCTTGTTGTGGTGGTGCAGGAGATAAAGTCAGCACAGACTGCGGCTCAGATAAAGCTCGAAGAAAAGGTGGAGAAGTACACCACACCTGTTATCGCTCATCAACATATTGCTCAGCCTGCGGTCAACGTGGCGGAGCTTTCTGACGAGGACAAAAAGGCTCTGCTCAGGGAACTGCTGAAATGATAGGCAGTTTGCCAACAGTCCTTGAAATAGACGGCAGAGAGTATGCCATACACTCGGATTTTCGGGTAATTCTGCGTATCTATTCAGCCTTTGCAGACCCTGAACTTGACGAGCGTGAAAAGTGCTATGTGTGTCTTAAATGCCTTTACGCTGAGGATATCCCACGAGAGCATTTGCAGGAGGCTGTCAACAAGGCTTATTGGTTTGTTGGCGGTGGAGATGTTCCCCAGGAGAGCGTTCAGCCTGCAAAGACTATTGATTGGGAGCAGGACGAGAGTATTATTTTTCCTGCGGTGAACAAGGCGGCAGGCTTTGAAACGAGGACAACGGCATATCTTCATTGGTGGACTTTTCTTGGCTATTTCAATGAGATAGGCGAGGGGCTTTTTTCGTCTGTTATAGGCATACGGCAAAAGCTTAACAAGGGCAAAAAGCTTGAAAAATACGAGCAGGAGTTTTACAGAAACCACCGAAATATGATAGACCTTAAACGAAAGCTCTCGGCAGAAGAGCAGAGGGCTGAAAACGAGGACAAAGAGTTTCTGAAACAACTAACGGGAGGTGAATGACAATGGCTGACGGGTGTTTGAATTTTGACACCAACATAAACAGCGAGGGCTTTGAAAAGGGCTTGAAAAGCCTTTCCGATATGGTGGGGGATATCAAGCCAAAGCTTAAAAGCCTTGCAATGGCTGTGACGGCAGCATTCTCCGTCAAGAAGCTTGTGGACTTCGGCAGGCAATCCATAGAAACAGCCTCAGACCTTGCGGAAGTTCAGAACGTTGTCGATACGGCTTTCGGTGAATCAAAGCAGAAAATGGAGGAATTCGCTGACACGGCTGTTAAGACCTACGGCATTTCAAAACTCACCGCAAAGCAGACAGGCTCAAACTTCATGGCAATGGCGGCAGGAATGGGGCTTGCCAATGACAGTGCAAGCGATATGGCTATGGCTCTTACGGGGCTGTCTGCGGATATGGCGTCATTTTATAACGTTGGTCAGGACGTAGCAAGCACGGCTCTGAAATCAATTTTTACAGGCGAAACTGAGACCCTCAAACAGTTCGGTATCGTTATGACGGACGCCAACTTGCAGGCGTATGCGCTTTCAAAGGGTATCACGAAATCAACTGCTGATATGTCGCAGGCTGAAAAAGTCCAGCTGAGATACAATTACGTTATGTCGCAAACGGCTCTTGCACAGGGCGACTTTGCAAAGACTTCTGACAGCTGGGCAAACCAAACTAGAATACTCTCTGAGCAATGGAAAGAGTTCGGAGCGACTATCGGCACTGTGCTGATGAACGTTCTTCTACCTGCTGTCAAGGCGATCAATAGCGTGCTTTCACAGCTTATATCTTTGGCACAGGGGGCAGCGAGGTCACTTTCAGAGGCGTTCGGTTTTGAACTAGGCAACAGTGCAGACGAGGCTCAAAGCATAGCGAAAAGCACCTCTCAGGCGGCGGATAATTACAGCGATATAGCCGACGATGCACAACAGACTCAAGAGGCACAGGAAGGATCTCTTGCAAGCTTTGACCAGATGAACAAGCTGAATGATGAGAGCAAGTCAGACAGCACTGGGGTCAGCGGAGCTGGGGAGATAATGCAACCTTCCGGGACTAGCGTTGAGGTGGATACGGGAAAGGCAAATAAAAAGCTGTCTGACTTTTTCACATCAGTGAGAACTCAGTTTGAAAAGCTTGCAGACTATCTTGACATGAATTTTAAGCCTATTTTCGCCGATATATGGAGCGGACTTGAAAGAGAGAGCATTGAACTTGCTCAGATACTTGGTGGAGTTTTCAGCGATATAAAGTCGCTTTCCGAGCCGCTCAAAGCTTATTTTATAAACGATTTTACACCGCTTATGCAGACCGCTTTCAGCACGCTTGGCAAGATAGGCATAGGACTTTTTGACAGCTTCAACAAGGTGTTTTCTGATATCTGGAATGTGGCAGTGTTTCCTATACTGCAAAACTTTCTCACTGTAGGATTACCCCTAATGGCGGATTTTGGCACGCAGACATGGAACACGCTAGGCGTACTGTTTGACAACATAAAAGAGATCTTCGATACCTTGTGGAACGGCGTTGCACAGCCTGTGTTGAACGCCTTGAAAACACTGTGGTGCGATACTTGGCAGAGCATTTCAGACTTTTGGAACGAGTGGGGACAGCCTATATTTGACGGCATAAACGAGGGTATAACCACCACAAAGAACGTATTCCTCAACCTGTGGGAAACAGTCTTGAAACCTGTGTTTGACAAGCTCATGGACGTGGCTGACAGCGTTTGGACGGAGCACTTGAAACCTTTGCTTGATGAGTTTCTCGACTTTGTTGGAACACTTATCACAAGCGTTCTGAGCATTTACAACAAAGCCATAGCACCCGTTGTGAACTGGCTTGTGAGCATACTCGGACCGATAGTCAGCAGTGTGCTTGGCAAGATAATAAAAACAGTGGGCAATGTCATAAGCAATATAATTGACGCCGTGAAGAACATCATTTCAGCACTTAAAGGCGTTGTGCTGTTCATAGCGGGAGTGTTCACCGGTGATTGGAAAAAAGCTTGGCAGGGTGTAAAGAAGATCTTCAAAGGCGTGTGGGACGCACTTGTTGACATAGCAAAAACACCTATTAATTTGATAATCGGGCTTATAAATGGTCTGACAGGTGCAGTTGAGGACGCTTTGAATTGGATAATCGACGGCATAAACGAGCTGAGCTTCACGACACCTGATTGGCTTCCCGGTGATCTTGGCGGTCAGACATTTGGCTTTGACCTAAGCCAAATTGATATCCCCGAAATACCCAAACTTGCTCAAGGTGCAGTAATACCGCCGAACTCTGAATTCCTTGCAGTTCTGGGCGATCAGAAGCGTGGCACAAATATCGAGGCACCGCTTGATACTATCACGCAGGCTGTTTTGCAGGCTCTTGTGTCTTACGGCGGAGCAGGGGGCAACCAGAAGATAAGCGTTACCATACCGCTTACGCTCAATGGCAGGACTATCACACAGATAGTTATTGATGATATCAACGACTATATCAAGCGCAACGGCAGGTCGCCCATAAGGGCATAGGAGGTGCAGAAAATGAAAAGCAGAGGACTTATATTCGGCAGCGAAAGGGTCGCCACACCTGCGGAAGTCAGTTTTACAAACAACAAGATATGGTCGAACAATGCAGGGCGGACGGCTAACTGCAAAATGGTGGGCGATATAAGAGCCATAAAGAAAACTGTCACGCTGAAATGGTATCATCTCACAGGCGAGGAGACGGCAAAACTCAATGAGTATATCTCCAACGTTAACAGTCCGTTTTTCAGTATCACGCTCCTTGATGAGACATTTCAGGAAAGCACTTTTGACGTTTACGCAGGCGACCCAACTTATGAGGTTTTCGGCTGGGACGAGAACAAGCAGTTCTGTAAAGGCGTTGCGGTGGACTTGATAATGCAGTAAAGGGGGCGTTTGAATGTACAAAACAGGGGAGCTTGTGGCACAGCGTATCGAGAGCTATTGCCGTACTTGGCGACTGTGGATAGAGAATGTAGAGGGCGTTATATCAGGTGACAGCATTATGTCAGCTGATAGCTCAATGCAGGCAACATCACTTTCAGACGACATCGAGCTGGGCGCAGTATGTTCGCAATCGTGGGCCATGACCATAAGTGACACTGAAACAGCGTTTCTAGGTAAAGAGTATGACACATATCTGTATCTCGTAGACTACGAAACTAGCGGCATACTTTCAGACGAAAAAATACCAATGGGGCGTTTTACCTGCGTTAAGTCGAAAAAGTCGGGCGGCAGTGTTCAGCTGACAATGGCGGACAGGCTGTACTTTTCGGATAAGCCATATGTGCCGCATATCCCTATGCCAAACTGGAATAAAGCAGTCGAGGACGACATTTGCAGACAGCTTGGTCTGCAAAACGGCAATGACTATACAGAGGTGCGACTACTGCGTGACAAGAACGGCAGAAGGCTGATAGATAAGAACGGCAAGGTGCTGTACTCAAAGTATTTCTATTTCAAGGTCAGCTCAGTGCCAAAGGACGTGACCATGCGGCAAATGCTGTCTTACCTTGCCTCAGCTCAGGGACAGTTCGGGTATGTTGACAGGTACGGAAAGTACGTCCGAAAGTGGTATGGCAAGTCTGTGAAAACATTGGATAACAATACGATAGACCTGCCTACGCTTAGTGAGCGTCAGAACGTTATCGTGGGCATAATCTGCAAGGTCAGTGATGATGTAACGTTGTCGCTTGGTGTGACAGATACAACACAAGGGCGTGTACTAGAATTTGAAAACCCGTATATGACAGAGTCACTTTTGCAATCTCTGTGGCGCAGGATAGGTGGTTTTTCATGGTATACAACAGAATTGTATCACAGATTAGGCGATCCACGTTTCGACATAGGTGACGTGGTGACCTACACCAACGGTACAGACAGCTATGATATACCGATAACAAATTTAGGATTTACCTTTGACGGCGGACTGAGTGCTGATATTTCGGCGGTAGGTTTGAGCGTTGAAGAACAGCTTTAAGGGGGGCGAGATAATGGCTGATGAAAATTTGACATTGTCGCAGGATATCACCGAAAACGATTATCCTATGCAACACGCAGGCGAGGAAATCGATGAGATATTGAGCCGAGCCGGCAAGATACACTATGGCACTGTGGAATACAAGATGACGAAAGCGAATCCACTGATGCAGATACCACTTGGACTGACCTTTGCACCTAAACAGGTAATAGCAACGCTACGGCAGACAGGTGCACCAACACCATATCAGAACTACTGCACCCACGTCTATGGGTCAGGAACGTCATACTATCTGAGTGTCTGCATGGGAGCTGGGGCAACAGGAACCGTGCCAACAGGAACATACTATGTGGATTACATTGCAATAGAGTAAAGAGGGGTGATTAAATTGACAATAACACTAAACACAGAGTATGACGTAGCCCTAAGCACAGCCCTGCTGGGCTATGTCGGTGAAACAAATGCCAGACCCGTGTCGGTCGAGGGCATGGAGATAGACGGCGCAGACCGCTATGTGCTGACTATCGACTATGGCGATGGTGTGACGTATGAGGTCGATATCACAGGCGGACAGTGGACGCCAACGGCTGATATACTGCGGTCAGCGCAGACAGTCAGCTGTCAGATAGCGGCGAAGAAACTTTCAGGCGACGAGTATATTTTAGTTAAGAAATCACGCATATTCCGCCTGAGAATAGGTGCGGCTATAGGCGATAATGCAGTACCATCGCCCGATGTGTCTATGGACGCACTAGACCGCATAGACGCCATAGGCAGGCAGGCACACGCAGATATGCAGACAGCCGTCACCGCCGCAGAAACAGCGACAACAGCGGCAGAGAACGCAAAAAAATCTGCCACAGCCGCAGGTGTATCAGCAGACACGGCAGAACAGGCGGCGGAACGTGCCGAAACTGCACAGGCGGCGGCTGAAACGTCCGCAACACAGGCTGACACTGCCATGCAGGGCGCAGAAACCGCACGTCAGCAGGCGGTCACAGCACAGAACGCCGCTAAGGTATCCGCAGCGCAGGCATCAACGGCAGCACAGCAGACCGAAGCTGATAAGACTATAACTGCTGGGTATGTTAAAACCGCCAAAACCTGCGCCGACAGCACTGCGGCAGACAGACAAGCGGTGCAGACGTTGGCAACGCAGGTCACAGCCGACAAGGCTAATGTAGCGGAAAACACTGCTAAGGTCGCAGAGGACAGAACAGCCGCTGAAACTGCTGCACAGACAGCACAGGCGGTGGCTGACAGTCTGCCTGATGATTATGTAACGGCTGTCGGAAAAATCGCTGAAAATACGGCTGAAATAGCTAACGTTAAACTAACAGACAAGGAACTGCAAAGGCGTGTGGACGCACTGTATTCCATAGGTCAGGGTATCACGCACCAGTTTGAAACTGACACAGATACGGCATATGCCAAGACTATTCCTACAGGGGCAAAGCTGATGAGCGTGAAGTCAATAGGTGGTCATTCTGAGGTCATTGACGGTGAAATAGTCAGTGCCGGCACGGAGAGCGTTGTGGAGCAAGGAAAGAATTTGTGGAATTTGGAAAGCTACACAGCTAGTGATTTGGTTGATTTGAAAACAGGATATTGGGGCGTAAAATTGAGTGTAAAACCAAATTCTACATACTGCATTTCAGTCACACGAGATACTGCGTTATGCGGAACGTATGGAAAATTGATAGGTGCAGATAAACGTGAGATTAAATTTTTTGGGCATAAGACAATGAGTGATATAAATGCCTATACAGGACACCCTGTCGCATTTCAGACGGCTGATGAGGATTATGTGTATGTTGCGATTAATTCGTTCAACGGTTTTGACACATGGAAATCTGATCTTTTGAAGTATTTTCCAAGTTTCCAAATTGAGAAATCCTCAACCGCTACAGCCTACGCCCCCTACCACAGCAACGTTTACCAGATACCCGAAGCTATCAAGGCACTGCCTGGCTACGGCATTGAGGGGAATGTGACAGACTATGAGGCTAAGACCTATACGCAGAACAACACTGTTGACGGTACGGAAATCAAGGCGTTAGATACACCAATCGTCACCGACATTTCAACCCTGATTGACGATGATTTTCTGCGGAACATCGAAGTCGAATCAGGCGGTTCGGTGACGTTCAAAAACAGCAATGACAGCTATCGAATACCAGTGCCAAGCGAAGAGGAATACATCGTTAAACTGTCAGAGATAGGAGGTACAACATGACGGATTTACAAAAGAAAATGGCTGACAAGCTGGGGTTGACCCAAGAAGATTTTGAAAAACCTACAGTGACCGAGCAGGACAAAATAATGGCACAAGTGCTATACACAGCTGCTATGACAGGCACGCTGATAGGTGAGGAGGGCGAGTGATGTATTACAGCATTATTAAACGTTTCTATGATCTGGGCGTGTATTCGCTGGCAAAGGTCAGAGATTTTGTCGGGGCAGGCGTTATTAGCCCGGAGCAGTTCAAAGAAATCACAAAGGAGGTATACCATGAAACAGAAGTTAGCGAAGCTGATTGATGTGAAGTCGATAGTAACGATACTGCTTACAGCGGTTTTCTGCGTGCTGGCACTTCGCCGCACCATAACCGCAGAGCAGTTCATCACGGTGTTTACGGTGGTGATATCGTTCTATTTCGGCACGCAGTCAGCCAAAAGAAAGTCAGGTGATGATGAATGACGGAGGCAATTATCGTCGCACTGATAACGGCTGCGTCTGCGGTAGCGTGTCAGCTTGTTATTGCGGCAAACAGCCGTAAGACTATGCAGCAGGCACAGTACGACAGCCAAAAGCTTATTGAGTACAAGATAGACAAGCTGTCTGAGCGTGTGGACAAGCACAACAGTGTTATTGCTCGCACCTATAAGCTGGAACAGGATTATGCGGTGGTCGCTGAACAGATAAAGGTCGCAAACCACCGCATCGAAGATTTAGAAAGGAAGTAATTTTATGGCAAAGACATTTAAGGGCATTGACGTTTCACAGTATCAGCAGAACATTGACTTCAAGAAGGTCAAGGCTTCGGGGGTCGATTTCGTTATCATTCGTGCTGGTTACGGCAAGTATGCACATCAGAAAGACCCATATTTTGAGAGCCACTACAAGGCAGCTAAGGCGGCAGGGCTAAAGGTCGGTGCTTACTGGTATAGCTATGCGGCAACTGTTGTGGAAGCAAAGGCAGAGGCTCAGACCTGTATCAACGCTATCAGGGGCAAGACGTTTGAGTATCCGATATACTTCGACCTCGAGGAGCGTTCACAGTTCGCAAAGGGCAGAGCATTTTGCAACAGCCTTGTCAAGACTTTCTGCAATGCACTTGAACACGCAGGCTATTGGGCAGGACTGTATATCAGCCGTTCGCCTTTACAGCAGTACATATCTGCCTATGTTGCCAAGAGATACGCTCTGTGGGTCGCTGAGTACGGCTCACGCTGCAACTTTAGCGGTACATATGGGATGTGGCAGTACACAAGCAGTGGCAAGGTCAGCGGTATCAGCGGCAATGTTGACATGGATATCTGCTATGTGGACTATCCTGCGAAGATCAAGGCGGCAGGGCTGAACGGCTTCAAGAAGCAGGCTATCAGACCGACTAGCAAGCCGACTACAAGCTCTACCAAGAAAACAGTGACTTATACTGTGAAACGTGGAGACACGCTCTCGGGCATCGCACGGCGTTACAAGACCACTGTTGAGAAGTTGGTCAAGGATAATGGTATCAAGAACGCTAATCTCATTTATGTGGGGCAGAAAATAAAAATCAAATAGGTAGAATTTCAGCCGACAGGGATTATTCCTTGCCGGCTGATTTTGTTTGCACATGTAATAAGACTAATTATTATTTTGTGATATTTGAAAATAAAGTCGAATAAATTAAATAGAGTCTATTGACAATGTTGCAGCTTTATGATATAATTAGTTTAAAGGAGCGTGAGTATTATGACAAACATAATGGCATTTTCTTATGATTCAAGGCCAATCCAAACAATTATTAACCAAATTAAGAACGTTAACAAACGTGACGGAATTGACTTGCAGCCTTCATATCAAAGAGGATATATTTGGGGCCCTGAGTTCCAGGATAAACTTCTTTATAGTATCATAAAGGGTTATCCTATTGGAAACATTAGTTTGAGAGTTAGAACAGACAAAAATGCAAAGGGTGCAATGCAAGAGGTTGTTGATGGTCAGCAGCGTCTTACAACTATATATAATTTTGTTACTGGTCAACATTCCATACAAGGTGAATGTGCAAAAGACATTATTGAGTACATAATTGATTATGTTGATTCAGATTCAGAGTCTGTAAATGAAGTGGATAAATTAAGACGAAAGTTGAGCAACAGGGGCAAAGTGATTCTTAAATTTAGTCAGTTGCCTGATGAAATTAAGGAAAATATATTCTCTTTTAATATTTCAATCACAAACATAACTAACTCAACCGATGAGGAAATAACAGAATACTTTAGATATTTGCAAAATCAGGAGCGTTTAAGAGCTGGAGAAATTATTAATTCGCTACCTAGCACATCGTTGGAAGCATATTTGGATAGGATAAGCGATAGGAATAGATTTTTCGGCATATTCAGTTTTAATAATGGACGCAAACAGTTCGATAGAACATTTTATAGCATGTTAGGCTTATTAGATGGAAAAATAAATTTTGGAGTCCTTGATAAGGCTGTTTTGCAATACGCATCGGATTGTGAAGAATTGTCTAGCTCTGCTAAAAGCAAGTGTGAATTGTTGATTTCTCAAATCAATGATATTACTAATAATAGCAACCTTCCGCATAATTTGATAAAGGCAAATATGAGGTGCTTGAAATTTTTTATGCTGACTGCTGCATTAGGGCTTGTGGATTATACAAAAGATATGGAAAAGAAACTTTTAGCTCTTGGTGCCATTAATACTAAATTATCAGCGTTTAGCTCAGCTAAGGCAGGTGAAGTGGAAAAAACTTTTAATGGTTATTCTCCAGAAGTTATTGAAGAACATAGACTCCTTGCTCTTATATCAAAAGGAGGTCATTCTTACAAGAGAGTTGAAAACAGAATGAAGATCCTTGCTTACTACATAAACGAGTTTGAAAATAAAACAACGCCATCTGGAATAAAGCCAATATAGCAAGAATTATTTCTTTAGTGAAAGGCTTTATATTAGTATGCCGTAGAGTCTTCAAAAAAATAGTTAAAACCAGCCGTCTCGGACTTTTATGGGTCTGAGGCGGCTGTTCTTATCGTTATACTATTGACCATCGAACATTGCATTAATATTCATTGGTGGCATTACTATTGGTTCTATTCCTGGTTGTGAAGTTATCAATGTGAGTTCACTCCTCAAATAAGGGAATAAAATAGACACGGTATTTTTATTCATTATTGATTCTCTTAACAAATCATTACTGCATTCCAAACTGAAATTTCCACAAAGTTCAATAATTATATGAAAATCAGAATCGTTCATTGACGTAACTGTTAGTTTTAATTTAGTGCAAAAAACTGATTCATCAGATGTTTCAACTTCTTTTTTTAAGTTGAAATTCAACTCATCAATAGGGCACTCATTTGGATTTACATATTCAACTTGTGTAAATTTAATACTTAATGATTTTAAGATACTGTGCTGTTTCTGCGAAAGTTCCATATAATCCTCCTATAATCTATGAAGCCAATAATTCAGTTGAATCGTCTACTAAATAGTATTCGTCAAATAATTCCATAGCGGTTAGAAACAAAACATCATTCTTGATGCAACCGCTCTTATCAATTACACAACCACCTCGACCTTTGCATACTTCAGAGTAACCGATACCATTAAGTTCGGCAATAGATTTTATCATTTCTTTACTTATCATATATAACCCTCCATACTAAAATCTGCAGCAAGACGTAAGTTTTCAATTATACTCTTATCATACACACATATTTGAGTTTCTATGCCAGACATTAAAAGAAAATTAGTTTTGTGATTAGACGAAAATTGCATATCCATACAAAACGAACACATAATACCTGCAATTTGAAATTGATTTGCGAAAGAATCAAATGTAAAACATCTCTTTCTTTTGGTAACTTGAATACTAAAGTCTTTTGAATTTCTATTCAATCCTTTTGTAAAATCTAGACATATTCCACCACTTTTTATCGTTTTGTCCAAATCAAGGGCAAACTTTTTAAACTTTCTCAGATGTGCTGAATCTTCAAGATTGTATAACTTCTCTTTATTCATGTCAGCCACAACAACGTCATAATTTGTTTTATACTTTTTACTTTTACTTATTGCCCATCGTTTGGCTTCTTCATAGCAAGGATAAAAATATATTCCGTGACCAAGCCAATGATCATCACTATCTCTGCGCTTCGGATCAATAAATCCATTGTCAACTATGTCAAAAGCCCATTCTTTCAA